TTCCCAGTCACGATCTGGTCCCACCAGTTCAAGACCAGATTCGATTTCCATTCTGGTTCAGGCGAATGGGCCAGCACTTCGCTGGAGGACTTTTGACGCTGTTCCTTCAGCAAGACGTTACGACGCAGCACGTACTTGTATTTCTTCGCGCCGTGTTCGTCCTTACCCGATACGACTTGCTGGTAGATGCTGGCCGAAACGTTCAATTCGCCGGGCGTGGCGGGAGGCTTGTTCATGGTTCGTTACCTTTCGGTCGGTTAAATGGTCCAGCGGAGTTGGTTTAGCAGCGGTCGCAGCACGCGGTCCCAGCCTTCCTGCGTGTACTGCTGGTTTTGCAGTTCCGGTTGCTCGTGCATCCAGCCAAACGAGGCAAGGATGTTGTGGTGCAGCTGCGGATACAGGTTCAGGATCTGGCACGGGTCGTGATAACCGACGATGTATTTGATCTGTACGCCGTCGCAACCAGGGCAACAACACGACAGACAAGGCCAGCAACAATCGACGTGACTGAGAAAATCACCTTGCTCGGTGTTCTTCAGCTTGATTTCCTCGTGGTCCAGCGTCGACGTATCGTCACTGCAACAACCACCGTAGGTGATCAGGATGGGAAGCTGGTCAGCGACGAAACCTTCGTCCAGCAACGCAGCGTGGCAATCCTGCAACCAATCCGGCGCTGTTTCGGCCTCGGCGGCGGCCACGAACGATTGCCAGCGCTCGAGACTCCAGGCGGCTCGCCAATCCAGACGAATCCGGTTTCCCAGGCGGCGGCGTTCGTAGCGCCACGGAAACCGGTTTTGATGCAGAACACGAACCTGCGGCACCAGGCCGATCTTTACGTAACGTTCTACGGAACCGGTGGCGGCCTTGGCCAGATTCCATTGGTGGTTGGTGATGAACTTCTTATCGGTCCGCAGTTGTCCTGCCAGATCATCGTCGGTAACCGCCGGCTGGCCACAGCGATAACGCAACTCGGAAGTTTGCTGGATCGGGCAACTGCGTGTCAGCATCGTTGTTGTCGGCTTTGCAGTAACAGGCTAACAGTTGAAAAACCAGCCGCACGAACTGTACACCGGCGGGCAAACAAATCCGCGCGGCTGGAGGTAACGACTTGTCACGTAAAGCCGTTGGTTCGTCAGTCGACCTACGCGTAGGTCAATTGCTGGGCGATGTTTTCCTCGCTGGCAAACTCGGCGTTGTAACCCTGCACCGAGACGTTGTAGGTCTTGGTGGCCGGGGCCACGATTTCGATCTGCAGCGCCGTGAATTCGCTGGCATCACCATCACCCAGTGCGGAGCCGAGGTCGGTTTCGTCGATTTCCAGGAACAGTTTGCCGTTCCAGTCTGTCGGCGCATCACCATCGGCGTTTTCAAAGCATTTGTCGACGATCAGGATCGGAACGGGCGAGCCACTGTCCTTCACGCCATAAATGCGAAACGCCGTCGGCAAGTTGGCGGGCGCGGCAGCTTCACCGGTGACGGTCAGCCAGGCAATCCAGCAATTGAAATCCTGCGCCCCTTCCACGAATTGGGTCATTTGCACGGCCGTGGCACCGTTGCCCGTCAGCTCTTCCATCACCGGATGGGAAACCGACTGGACTTTTACGCGTTTTTCTCGGCAACTCATTGTCGCCTCCATTTTTGGTTAATTGAAAAAGGTTGCTTCAGATACTCCAGTGTCGATTGCGGTTTCAATCAACCGTCAATTAGGCGGCAGTTTTCTTTTTGTTGTGCGGACGATTCAGTTTCGGTTGGACGTGAGCGTTTCCGTCCAGCACGACAAACGGCGAAACGGAGGCATCGCCCTCGTCGCCATCTTCGACCGATTTTGGAATCAGCGTGCTGTCCCAGCGATCCTGACCGCCTGTGTAAGTCCAGAACTTGAACACGGCTTCGTTACACATGAAGCGAGCGTGCAACGAACTGGCGTTCCGCATCGGTCGCCAGGTGTATTCCTCGAACTCGGCCATGTTGTACAGACCGAGACTGTGTTTGTATCCGGAACGCGGAACAAACTCGGTGAAGATCACCGGGTTGCCATCCAGCAATCCGTTGGCCCAGTCCGGTCCCTTGTTGGGATCGTACAGCACGACACTGTTGGTCTGGTTCTCGGTGTCGGTGTTCTGAAGCGAACGCAGTTCCTTGCGGTAATCCAGACCGGCCAGCCACAGGATACCGCTGCCATGCTTGCTGCGATTCCGCAATCCGTGTCCAGTCCACAGACGCGAGGTCATGGTCCAGATATCGGCGGCTTCCAGGGGACCGCCGGGCGTGTGGGTAATCAGCGCTTTGGAACGCCAGATGCCGCGGTATTCGCCGCTGCCGGTGGCGTTCAGAATCTCGACAATCCGCTGGGCGTCGAATTCGGAATTAAACCCGTCTTCGACTTCCTGAATGATCATGTCGCGATTCATTTCCAGCATCATTTCGCTGGCACAGTAGGCACCGTACACGGGCGTCATGGCGATCGTGTACTTGCCGTGCTTGGCAGCGGAACTTTTCAGGCAGCAATGCTCGAAGTTGCGCCCAACCTGAAATCCGCCAGAAACCGAGTCGCGATGATCCTTGTCGACGCGATACTTTCGCTCGACCATCGGCGCACCGCTGGTCCGCTTGGTCGTGCCCAGTTCGTCGGCCATCATGTCCGGCGAAGTCTTGAACATGTCCGGCGCGAATTCCACCGGAACAAAGACACTGCCCGTCGAATCGGTCGTGCTTCCGGTAGCACCCGGACCACAGTCACCGCCATCGTGACACTCGTTGATATAACCGGCCACATCGAACCCGGCCTGTTTGGTGGCGCGGCTGGCTGCGTTGATGGTCGACAGATACTCGGTCCGCTGGTCCTTATAATCGTGCCGGCGACCTTGCCAACGCTCGGAATACATCATGGCGTGATGAAAGAATTCGTTGGCGTTGCGGAATCCGCATTTGGGATCGTCTTCGAATCCTTCCTTCGTGTTGACGCGTGCGCCATGTTGGCCGGGAACGGCACCAGGCTGGCCTTGCACGACAGCGACGTGTTGGTTTTGTCCAGGACGTGCGCCGGGCTGGTTCTGTTGCTGGCCCGGGTTACCGCCACCGCCGCCACCGCCGGAAAGCCGGCTGTTTTGCTTCTTGTAGCGCTCGAGCTTGGATTCAACCTTGTCGAATTTCTTTTCCAGCTCGTTGTAGCGTTTCTTTTCGTCGTCGTCCCACTCGTAGTCGCCCTCCTTTTCCAGCAGGTTCAGGGCGGTCATTTCGTTGGCAATTTCCGCCTTCTGCTTTTCGAGGTCTTCAGTGGGCAGCAAGGTGTTCATGACCGTGCCGGCGACGAACAGCATCAAGGTGGCGACGATCGCGAACAGACCCCAGTCGCCGTATTGAGAAACGGACTCGATGGCCGAGCCCAAAAAATGAAGTGTCATGGCCAATGGCCTCCGTTGATTTGGAATCGCCGGGGCCGGGCACAAAAAAAGTCACGTCGACCGCCGGCAGTATCGTTTGAGAAATACTGCTAACAGTCGACGTGACTCTCGGGTCCGTCATGATCTGCTTTGACGTGAAGGCTACGATATGGACTCGGCCAATCGCGCGATCACCAATGCGGGAATTATGTCAGATGGTCGGGGGAAGTCAACGATGTGGGTGCCACCCGGATTGGGGGCGGATTTTTTCAGTGAAACCACCCGGATTAGGGGCGGATTGATTACGCAGGTTTAATCAGCCGCCGGGCGTTAGCCCACGGTTCCAGGAGAAAAAAGTTATCCACAGATTGCGCAGATGAACGCAGAAAAGTCGCAATGCGACTTTATCCTTCCAAATTTATTCAGGGCGATTTGCTCGGCAAAAACCGGGAAATGGTGGCCAAGGCAATGAAACCAACAAGATTTGGCAAGCAAAAGCGTCGAGGATTTGGCCGAGCCAATCAGTACCAGGAAAAATGACAAGCTGAAAGGAGACAGCAATGCCAATATGAAAAGGCTGACCAAGCAGCCGTGACCAAGCACCCTGGCGGACCAAAACCGCAACGGTTGCCCGTCCAGGGTGACCTTGGACGTTTGCGTCCCGTCGGGCTGCTTCTGATTTGACGGTCAATCCAGCTCGGCGGTTGTCAACAAGTGCCCAAAAAGGGCGATTAGGTACGTCGCGACCGTTGCGCGCGGCGAACCGCAACATGTGGGGCAGGCGGATCCTTGCCGACTGAGGACAAATAATCCAGTCGTAAAAAAGCGCCCGAAAGCCTCACTTGGCTAGAGGTCCTAGTATGTCGCGAACCCGGATCTAATGAACGGGCGTCGACGGAACGGCCTTTAGCTTTTCAATTTTTACCAAAACACAAATGTCTATCCTAGTTCTTTTTCAGCTGCCTTCACAAGTTTTTCGCGCATCCATGCGGATACCTTGAGATTTGCGGCTTTTGCGGCCCTCTCGATTTTCTTTTTTTCTTCTGGTAGCAGGCGAATCTCCAGCCGATCAAAACGCTGGTTCCAGCCTGGCCAGCATCCTGGCGGACCAAAACCGCAACGGTTGCCCGCCCAGGATGACCTTGGCCGATTTGACCCTGGCACACGGGCCGAGCTTTCGTAGGGCAGACCCTCGACCTTTTTTGGAGGCATTGTGGTGTTCCCAGTCGTTACCTTTGGAAAAAGCGGGACCGACTCCGGAGAACCGGTCCCATGCAATGTTTCACTGGAGTATCAATTCAGCTAATACAATGCGCCGGTTATCCTACCGCAATCGCTGACGCAGTTCAATTTGTCGCTGCCGAGCGGCGGCGCGTTTGGCGGCGACATGGCGGATTTTGTCGGACGAAACGTCGGGACCGGCCGCAGTTTCTTCGCTGCCCGATTGGACATCCCATGCCATCATCGGCTCGATCCCCTCGGCGTACTTTTCGTGGAACGCTGACTTGCGGTGCATCTTGTAGCAACCCAGATCGAACTTGGCCAGGTTCTCCTTTTCGGCACCGCGACGAGGTGTGTCCAGAATGTCGGTCGCAAACCCGGCTTCCAGAATGTCCTTGCCGTACCAGGTGGTTTCCTCGTCCATGTACCGCGTCATATCATCGATCGAAATGTTGCCGCGGTCGCTGTAGATTTTGGCCAGCGCCTTGTCTTCGTTTCGCAGGTTGATCACTTCTTTTTGCAGTTTTGGAAGTTCGATCTCCAACTCCTTTGCGTTGCCAAAGAAATCGAACCACGTCAACGCACTGTGGACCATCCATTCGCTGTAGTCATAAACAAACAGTTTGTCAAACGCCATACTGAGGTAACTGGCGGCCGAGGCGGCCAGCGTGACGTACCCGTTGACGGGGCCCTTGTGGTCCATGAACAACTGGAACAACTTCTTTCCCTCCCAGACACTGCCACCGGGACTGTGCACCAGAACTTCCAGTTCGGCATCCGTGCCAGCCTCCTGTACCTTTTCCGCAATAAGACGGGAATCGTTTTCGGTCCACGGGTACAGCGGTCCGTTAATGTCAATCGTCGTCGCCATGATCGGTCTCCTTATCGTCGTCGGCACCGCAGTGCCCGGTTACAAGTTCGGGAATCTGCACCAGCAGTTCCTTCGATGTGTCGTCACAAATCGTGGCGACTTGTTTTCTGAAGTGGTCGGGGTCTTTGGTCATCAAGTGTTCGGCGGTCGCTTTCAAGCGATCGTAAAACACATTGCAAACCCGGGTGCCTGGCAAATGGTCCAGCATCCCGAATCCTCTCGCGATGTCATAAACCGGGCGCAGGTTTTCCTGTTCGAGCTTCGGTTCCCGGCTATCTTCCACCAATTGGTCCAGAAACGACTCAAACTTCTCCGCACTTTTGGAAGCCCTCGCGGCCGTGTTGCTGATTCGTTCGCAGACACGTCGCACGGTCGACTCGGTCAGGTTGTAAACGGCGACCCAGTTGTTGGCGGCATCACGGGGACGGGAGTCAATTGCCGGGACGGCCCCGGAGGGGTGCTTCGCACAATTGACTCCCGTCCCCTTCCGTGTGGCCTTGTCATCGCCATTGCCCTGAGACAAACCGGTGATGTCAGTCGGGTCGGCGCCCACGATGTTTTGCGGCACAAAGAAAGTGCCATCGCTTGAATCAGTGTGACGGTCGATCGCTTCGCGGGCTTCTTCCCACGCAATCAATCCGCCGTGCAGGTCCTCGATCAACATTGTGTGGAAAGAGGCGACGTCAGTGGCCATCAGCTCGCCGCGGTCGAATCGAAAACCCAGCTCGTCGGTTCGCAATTCTTCCTCGGTCAACATCTTGTCGTCCATTTCCGATTCAAACTCGTTGAACTGGTCGTGAACCGTTGTTGTGAAGAATGACGACATGACTTTCTCCAGCGACTTGTAACTGTCGCGAGTGTCGGCACCCAGCAGGAATCCTGGAACGCCCGTGATGACACCGCAGGTGTCCGGGTCGGTCTTCATGGCCTCGATCAACTGTTGATCTTCGGGCGTGTCGTCGGCACGCTCGAACTTGGCATTGTCAAAAAGCGGAATCGCCTTCAGTGGATCCATGTCCTGTGCGGCCATGTGCTCAGAGATAACTTCCATCATCGTGCCGAACACCTCCTGCATACCAGGCGGCACCATGATAAAACCGCGGATTCGCGCGTTGCCGATGTAGTACTTGCGTTGATACTCGGTGCGGGCCAGCATCAATCCGAATTTGCGTTGCAGCAAATCGATCTTGTCGATTCCCATCACGGCGTCGTACGACAGACCTTTGAAGTGCAGCATGTTGGCCGGGTCGATAATGCGTGGCGGACCCAACGGCACGCCAAAGAAATCCTGTTCGATGTACAGGTAGATCATTCGTTTGGGTCGATTGTTGGCATCGACCTCGACGCCCCACGCCACCCGATTGGGATCCAGCGGCAGGATGGCTTCCGGTTCATTCGTGTCGGGGTCGCGAATGATTTCCGAGAAGGCACCTGACGGAGCAACCTGATAGTGCAAGCCCATCGTCTGCTTCCATGTACGTGCGCGCAAGTTGGCATGCGGTTTCTTGCACATCAGGAAATGACGACCGTCACCTGTTTCGACCGTCGACTTCTTGCCGCGGCGTTTCCGCTTTAGTTCCACCGGGATCCGTCCAAGGAATCCGCAAAGGATGTTGGTGGCTCGCCAGAACGGCGGAATGCCCAGCACGGAGTATTGAGTAACCGGCACGGCATTCTTTTCCATGGAAGGAAAACAATTGTTGCCGAACGGGATCATGGCGAACCCGTTGTGTTGACGCTTGTAGATGTCGTTGCCGATCGGAGAAAGGATCTCGACCGGTGGAGCCGACGCCATGGCGTAACGACCGGGGCCCGGCTTCACAGAAAAATTGTTTTGCATGATCGTTCCTTCGACTTGGTGTTACCAGACTTTCAGCCACGGTGCGTCGCGATCCAGATAGGCGGATTCCGGTTCTTCCTCTTCGCCTAAATGTTCGGTCAGTCCGCGGACTGCCATGACGGCCGTCTGCACCCCGTCGATTTTGCGGTAATCACCGCGCGCCGGTTTAACGGGACGCTTGTACTGATATCGATCTTCGTCAATCTGGCAATGACCGATCATCCAGTTGACGAGTTCGTTGTCTTCGTGAATCAGGGTCGGTTGCGATTCCGGATCGATTTCGGTGTCGGTGACATTGCCATCATCATCGAAAACCGGGATCGTCTTTCCGATCACCATCGTTTGCAGTCTTTCGACGTGCGGGTTGTATTCGCGGTTGTTCTGCCGAAACAGGTACAGGTCGTAGCCTTCGTCCTCCAGCAACTTGTTGAAGTACTTCGATTTGGCCGGGTCGTAACCGATGGAACGGATGCGTACGTTTTCGGCTCGCGCCTTGACGTCCTGGAACATGCGTTCTTCATCCAGCACGCGGCCGGGCAACAAATGAATCCATTTCTTTTGTTCCATGCCCAGGTAATCGAATTGCTCCAGCCACTCCACGGCCGTCGGCCGCGGCAACCAGTGGTCCCAGAAGAAATAGTGCATGCCGGCACGTTCGAAGGCCCAACACCATGAGGCAAGGTCGGTGTTTTCGGAAAGGTCGTAGGCACAGTGACAGTCTTCGCCATGAAAATCTTCAAAGCGGATTGACGGATCCGCACATTTCGACCAGTCCGACAATCGAATGTAGGGCGTGCCTTCCTGTTGCCAGATGTTCAGGCGGTACATCATGAACTCACGCAGCTGCTTGGGCGTGCGGCGTGATTCCAGATAGTCCTCGATCAGCTCGTTCAGATCCACCGTGTGACCGAGTGCCGGGTTGGCCATCTTTGCCAGGCGAATCAGTGTTTTGCGATCACGCAACGATTCCGGTTTGGTGTCTTGCGGCGCGGCGGCAATGTAGACGTAGTGCTTGATGCTGATCTCGGTGCCGGCGACGATCTTTTCGCACAACGTAAATCGCTTGCCACCGTAACCCGCAATGTTCTTGCCGGCCGTACTGAATTCACCATGCAGCGGTTCGCTGCGACTGATTCCGGCGCGATTGACGATCGCGACTGTTTCTTCGTCAACGACGTGGGTCTCGTCGACCATCGTGTTGCCGTTCAACCCTTCGTTGGATTCGCGGCGTTTTTTGTTGTCACTGGACAGCGGCTCGATGTAGCTGGTCGTGGGAACGTGCAGCAAGGTCATTTCGTTCTGATTGAACTTTGACTCGGCATAGATCAGCGGCGATCGCTCCCACATTTGCTGGACGTGCCGGCAGGCATTCTTGCGAACCTGAACACCGGTCTTTGACAGCAGGAATGTCTTGGCGCCCGGTTCTCCGTCGCCCAGCGACAGGTACATGGAAATGGCCGCCATCGTGGGTGACTTCTTGTTCTTCTTGGAGATCCAGACATTGAACTGGCGAAAACGGCGAATCCAGCGTTTGAAATGTTCGCTGTACATTTGCCAGCCAAATACCTGGATGACAAATTCAAATTGCCAGTCAACGTGCTGGTCGGGATCCTCGACGGCTGCCAGATGAGCCTCCAGCCGTTCCATGCAGAGCTTGCGGAATTCCTTGTCGTCCCAATCGAAATGGTCGATCTCGTGGAATCCCCACGTGTCCATGGTCTGGTCGGCCGTCGACATCAGGACCAGCGGATCGTTGGTGCCCTCGTACAGCCGACAGTGACGCTCAATCCACCACACCGCGTACATGGCCGTCTCGGGATTGAACCGCGCGCCCTGGCGAATCGCCTCACGGTCAGATTCCGTGCGGATCATGCGTCGCGTCAACTTGTCGCCACGTTTGGCCATGCTTGTCCGTGATGAAGGTCCAACAAAAAAAGGCCACTGCCGGATCCTGCACGGGATCTGGTCAGTGACCTTGTGTGTCTTGTGCGACGTGATGGTCGAATTTGGTTTAAGTCAAACTATAGCAAAAACTAGGAACCTTGTTTACGTTTGCGGCTGGCCACGCCATCCTCGGCCTTCTCGGAAATGTTGAGGTTTTCAATGTTCAGGCCGGCCCGGTCGGTCGGTGTCATGCCGAACCGCGATTCAAACCACATCAGGTTTCGCTCAATTTGTCGCAGCACGGTGAATAACGGGTTGGCCTTCCATTGGCCCTTGTCGCGTCCGCGAATCAGCCGGCCTTTCTTCTGGATCTCGTTACGGATCAGTCGCGCCTCCCACGAGTGCTGGCAGTATCGCGCAATCGGCTCTCGATCCAGATCGGTGGCCAGCCCTTTCGCGCAAAGTACATCCAGTACACGTTTCCAAATCGCCAGCTCGTTGCGGTTCAGTTTGAACGGTGGTTTGGAGTTGCGTTGTAACTTGCGGCCCTTGACTTCCTTTTCCGGATCTCCGTCGCGGTCCTTGCGATGCGTGCCCTCGGCTATCTTCAGGGTGGTTGGTTTTCTCGGTCTGCCGGTTTTTCTACTCAACGTTCGTTACCTCAAAAGTTCAAACGGTCGTGCCTGCAAATCGCGAGCGGTGGCAAATGCCGTTTCGCGATCGTCGACAACGAGACAAAATCGATCGGTTACGCTACGCATCACTTCCATGGTTTCCGTTTGCGTTCGTTTGGAAAAGGCGACGAGGCTACGCTGGCTGCCACCGAACACGACCCAGCGTCCTTCGGCAAAGCGCCAGTTGATCACGAAGCCCTGCCCTTCCCAGTAAGTTTTGCGGTTGTGACATGATGGACACAGCGTTTCGCAATTGTCGGCCTCCCATGTCAATTCCGGCATCACGTCACGCGGAACAATATGGTCGACCGGATTGCTTTGGTGCGCGACAACAACGCCACAGCGATAATGCGTTTGACAACTGAACTGGTCACGCAATAACACGATCTGCCGCAGCGGCTTCCAGCGTAAATCATCCTTGAACGCATCGGTCGCGATCGCTCGCTGACTGGTCTTGCGTCGTTTCGTCTTCGCGCGGCCGTATGCCTTGCGACAATTATCGCAAAACATTTGCGGGTGTTTTTCCATGTCCAGTCGCTTGTTGCAATCCGGACAAAACTTGTAACGAGCCATCTTGAATCATTCAGGTTTTCGGGACGGTTCAGGGATGTGGCGTCCCCTTACCCAACTAACAGGAACGAGTACACACCAGAAACCCCGGCGTGATTTCAAACGGATCGGCGGCTCCTTCAGGGATCTCGACGCAAACCGTCTTGTCCCCGATCGTGATTTCGTAGGTGGCATTCTCGAACGCGAGGAACAAAAACAAGCCACTGCCATCGGTTCGACCGGATGCTTCGGTTTGCAGAAAGGCATTGCCATCGCCAGGCGGTGGCTTAACCAAAGTGGCTTTGACCAATTGATCTGCCACTGGACCTGATTCGTTGACGGTGGCCAGGAATGCCGTGACCGTTCCTGGAACACCTGATGGTGCGATAGCGATCGGCGTCATCACGTACGGAGGGGGAGTCTTGTCGCCATCAACAACCAGTGTGGTGCCGGCGAACGTGTGACCACCCTTGGTGATTGCGACATCGTAGGTCGCATCGTCGAGGTTGAAGGATACGACCTGTCCGTTGACGTCCGTCTGGCTTGACCAGGTATTTGCTGGCGCGCCTTGTTCGGTGTAGCGAATCGTGGCGTTTTGCAGCGGATCGGTTCCGTTGGTGACCGTTGGTGTGACAGTCCGCGCGCCTGTTCCCGTTCCGCCGCCGCCGGAATCGGCTTGCGCTTCGAGTGAATGGTTGGTCTCGTCGTAGGTTCCGGATCCAGCGCCGGTCGCGTTGATCTCGTTTCGCGCGGTGGTATTGCCGGTGTGTTTCGCGCCCAATAATCCCAGCCACTGAGCCAACGAGGTAATGCCGGCCATGACCGTGTTCCATACCGATGCCAGCAACCAGTCGCCTTTTCCGTTCAACGCTCCGTTTTCGATTTTTTCTGACGTGACGGCGTTGGGGGCAATCGCCAGGTCGGTGATCGCACCATTGGCAAAAGATCCTTCCTGAATCACCGAGCCCTCCAGACCGTATACCTGGGCGTTGATACGATTGGGCGTCGTGAATGTCAACGAGTCCAGTTTGTCGGCTCGGGGTCCTGTCAGTCTCGTATCGTGAAGCGTATCCAGCTTGGCACGATCGGCGGCGGAGAAGTCAACGGCGGTGGTGTCGACGATGTGAGACCCGGCGATATAGGTCGATGAAACCGTATCTTCAACCGCGCTGACCTTAATCACCAGCGAATCGATTTCATGTGAATCCGAAACGGTGTAATCGACGTAATACTGGCCCGATGTTCCAAGTGGTTTTACGACGGACCCGAGATTGCCTGATCGATCGTTGCCCTGTCCATCCTCGGCGGTGACGGTCGGGAATTCATCCAGGTCTTCATTGAGGTGCTGTTCATTGTAAGCGTAGATCCAGATCCGGTAGGTCGTGCTGCCCGAATCCGGTCGTTCCATTTGGGGCGGGACACTGACTGCTACCCGGATGTTTTGCAGGATGCCCTGGACATCGGCCTGTGATGCGACATTGCCACCAACATTCAGGTTGTCCCAGTACCCTGCCCGCGGTTCGGTGACTCTCGATACCAGTGTTGCCAAATCAGTCAGTGAACCGGAATTGGGCAGGTTTTCGGTGACGGCTTTGATGTCGTCAGCGATTCCGTCGATCGTGTCAACGGAGGCTTGTGTGGCGTATTCGTCCAGTCGCCTGGTCGCGGTTTTGAAGTGCTGTTTGTAGTCACCCCATTCCTTGGTTGCCGTTTGATCGATACCGGTGATCGTGAATCGGTCGCAATTGGTTTCATCTGCCGACAAGGCGATTGTGACCGTGGAATTTGAAACGGTCGGCAGGGTTGCAAGGTTGGCCTCGGCCCCACCATCTTTGGAGATCTTGAAATCACCAGCGGCAATCGTCGGAGACGGCTTGAAGCTGTTGGTGTCTGAAGTGTCGACTAACCCGATTTCATAGGTGTACGCTGTGTTTTTCTTGCATAGAAGTTCTTCAGCCATTGAATTGAGCCCCGCCTGAAGTGGGTTTATCGGATACGTCGATGGTCATGGAAAATTCCTCATAGTCGGAAAGCCCGTATGAGGCTTTTACGACAACTTCCTGTTGTTCGATAACGCGAGGGATTCCTGCGATGATCCCCGTCAAGGCGTCAATCACAATTCCCAGTGGCAATACACCAACCGATATTTCCCATCCAGTCACCAATGGGATATCAACGACTGTCGGGATCATCGGAGTCATGGGGTGGAACACCCTGACGGTTTGGTAACTTGTGTCGTAGCTAATGGAAGGCACCGAATGGACCCCTTTGCACTAATCTGGCGGCTCCCCTTGGCACGGTGGTATTGACCCAAACCGCACCGGTGATCGATCCATCGTTAGCCGGGCTTTCAACCTCGGCGGCGGTTGTCGTCCCGGTGCCCTCGTCAATCAGCCACTGTTCGACACCAATGTCAATTTCGTGAATCAAACCATCGAAGCATCGCGATAGCGCTGCGTTGTTTCCGAAAATCAGATCTTCGCCAACATCGCTTTCCGCCGCTCCCGATCCGGTTGTAACTGTCGTGACGGTTTGCTCGACATTGTTCAGATACAGTTTGCCGACGGTCCCCGGCGAGTTGGCATCGTAGGTTGCTGAAACCAGCGACAGCGTATCAATCGGCACGACGGCGTTTGTCGTCCTGAAACGCATTCGGTTACTGGCCCGGAAATGCCAAAACTCCAGTTCGACCTTGCCACTGGATTCCGATTGGACGCGAAAAAACCAATTTGACTTGAACGCAATGACACCATTGTCGTTTTCACCGTCGCTGTAGGGCGTTATCCACGCATCAATCCGGCCTCCCCCGGTTTCGAAGAAGATGTCGTCAATACTGGAATCGGCACCGCAGTTGACATCGTCTGAGGCGCCGTCAAACCCAAGAGCCCACGGCATGTTTTAATCATCCGTATAGTGCATCAACCAATCGCCCGGGTAACCGGGATGCGGTTCAATCGCCTTAACGTTCAGTCCCCTCGACTCGGCGAACTGTTGAATCGTTTCCGGATCGAAAGACGGACCGAACGACCACTGCTTGACCATCACAGATTGAAGCGGTTGACCAGACGCGGCCATGGCTGATGAATCGTTCGTCAACGGCAAGCCGATTCCAGGAATCTCGACCTTAACGGTTCCGTCGGCAAAGTGATTAACGCCCAGCAACTTGTAGTTAACGTCAGGCCATTCGCGGCGGAAAATCTGCGTCGGGATGTTGCGGCTGTCCTTGATCACCACTTCAATATCAGTTGTTTTTGTTTTGTGGTTTTGCAGCGCCCACTCGGCGCGGTCTCCGAAGTCCGCCCGATCGAATAACATGCTGACCAGCTTGTCACGCAAGTAGATGATTCCGGTCTCGCCGTCAAACTTCGTTTCGATGAATTTAACGTCGCCGGCATGAGCCCAGACGCCTCCCTGAATGTCGCAATTGAGAAACGTAGTGGATTTGCCACCACACGTAATCGATGGCGTACGGCGCGTGGTGCGGGATGTGACGTTGGTGAAAACCGAACTGGCCTCTGGCCCCGTTTGTTTCAACAGGGCTGCGCCACTGACAACACCATGTTCTGCAACAAGGTTCCTGCAGGCGTTACGGAATGCCGAGCCATCTTCGCTATCGGATCCAGCGAAACGAAAGTACCGAACGATAACGCTTTCGGCCTTTTCCGATGAAGATACCCCGTGGTGGTTGTAATCCAGAAATACCGGGAACTCGATCAGGCACTCACCCTTTTGAACATCGACTGCATAATTCTTGCCGCCAAGGAATTGGCAATGTCGTAAAACGGCGTCCCCGTACGTTTTGACCACCGAGTTGGTTTCGAACCGATCCCCGATGACCGAAACGCCCGCCATTTCTGTCTGGTCGTTCATGCGAATGCCGTTACGCGAGGCGACGACATTGAACTGGCCACCCATGATCCGGGACCGTTCGCCCATGATGACGGCAAAATGTTCGTTGCCCGTATAGGTCCACGTTTTGCCCGCGGCAATCAGTGTGGTGTCACTGGGCACATACAGCACGTCCGCGCTTTCAGTTTGCTCCAGCACCTGATAGTTGTGAACCACGTTCGCGGCGGCGTTCGAATCGTCGCGATGCTGTTGCAACGTGATTTCCGTCCAGCCGCATCGATCTGAACCGCAACAATCGTCGTGGTCGTGATGGTGGTATGAAAAGGCGCATGCCGTTGCCAACGCAAAAATCATTGCTTTCAATGCGTTACCGAACATAATGGTCTTTACTCCGTGTTATCGAGCCCTTCGTCAAGTGTCGCCTGTATCTTTTGCGACTGCTCTTTCGACAGGGTTCCGTTTTGTTCCAAATAGTTGGCAGCTTCCTTGATTGCCCGCTTCAACGTGACCGTTTCGAACTGCCACCCGGCGCGGTAGTCGCGGTGTTGCTGGATCAGCCTGTGAAGCGGATCGGTAATCTGCCGCTGACTAAGCTGAATCGCGTCGACGGTTTGCCGCTGACTAACCTGAATCGCCTCGACGGCCTTTTTGGTCACCTTGGTCAGCTCCAGTGATGACCGCTGGTTTTCCTCCTGCAATTTGTTCATTTGCAATTGGTGGTCCAGTTCCGCCTCGGCAAGTCGTGTCTTTCGTTCTTCTTCTGCCTCCTGACGTTTGATCTTCAACTGGCTTCGTGCTTTTAGTTCGGGTCCAATGATCTTTACCAGCACGTAGACGCCGAACAGGATCAATACACTGCATACGACAATCGGCAGGCCGTATTTGCCGATCCAGTCACCGATACCTTCAATCTGGTTCAAATCAGGCTCTCCAGTTCTTCCTTGTGGCGTCTCATTTCCTCCTGGAGACGAATCTGCTTTTTGAGATTCTTGACCGACATCGCGCGGTGTTGCAGTTGCTGAAGGCTTTGCATTTCGCGATGAACCTCCAGCCGCACGTGGAGCGTGGAACGGATGAACTTGACGCAGAAAAAGATCAACCCAAACAGGCCAATTAAACGAATCGAATAGGCCAGGGGTGCGTTGAAGAACGACAGGTTGAACATCCAGTAACCGCAGATGGCGCATAACAAAAAGATGCCCATCAGGGCCCGCTGCATCGGCGAACTGTTGAAGATAATCCACCATCGCCAAAGAATGATGCAGTACAGGATTCCTACCGTCAGCGTCGCCCCCCACGTTGTCCACGAGGCCGCTTGCGAATCCTGTCCATGGCCCGTCAGACATTCCAGCGGGCAAAGGGCATTCGGGAACCAGTTAAACAGCTCAAGCATCGGTCGCTGGCTAACGCCTCCACATGGGTTGGGACCGGCCGAGGGCTTTCAGCGGCCACCAGCCCTGGCCATCGAACAGAATGGCCCGCCCGAATCGGTTGTAGACGCGTCCGGTGGTTCCGGAATAAACCATGCCGCCACCCAGCGTCGTGAAATGGCCGCCGTTGCTGTACATCGTGAAGTTGTTCGGTGCGAAACTGCTGTTCATCGCACCGGCATGATCCCGGTTATGGATGGCCCACTTCTGGGAAGTTGTCAGCGTGGCAAGGTACTCAAGCGAATAGGAGTGGTTGTCCGTTCCATCCAGGCCGGCCAGATGCCTGGTAATCCAGTCGTCCATGGGAGCAACGGCGTAAACGCGTCTAATGTTTCGCTGCCGCTCCGGTGCAGCGTATTCCTCCATGATGAATTCCTGCACGGTTGTTGGCGGTGAAGTGCAAACCCGATTTCCGTTTGCATCGATATAGCATTGTTGCACCCGGGCAGTGGTGCTCAGGTCAAGCATCGGCAGCCAATCATTCGAGTCATCGACGTCAGTGAACGCTGCCAGATAGTCTTCCTTTTCAACCGGGTCGGCCGCCATGGCCGGCACGGCAAACAGGGCCACGACCAGTGACAGTCCTAGTAGTTTTGATGCGAGGCTTTTGATTTTGCGTTTGCTTTTCATTGCAATCCTTTCACGATGGCGTCCAGAGCCGGAACCAGCTCCGTCTGCGGGTTAGTCGGTTCCCGTTCGGCGATGAACGATCCCATTTCGTCCAACAAGGGAGCCCAGTTCGTTTTCATGGGTTTCGGTCGCGAATTAAACGCGCTGCGTCGCTGCGTGCGAATGGCCTCGAGCGCCAGCCCGATCGACCATTGTGTGTTCTCCTTGATTTGGCGGATCGCGGTTTCGTAAGCGTTCCGCAAGGCAGTTGCTGTGCCTGGATCCTGCTCGGGAATGTCCGAGTCCTGAACCAGTTTGGTAAGCTCGTCCCAGTCACCAGCGGGAGGCGGCGGTTCGACAGAATCACATACGTCACCAACTCCATCACCGTCTGAATCCAGCTGGTCGGGATTGGCGGTGTCGGGACAGTTGTCGTCGGCGTCTGGTACTCCATCACCATCACGATCAGGCGCCGGCGCGCCGGGGAACTGAACTTCTTCGGTTTCCCAACTGCCACCGCCCACCACTTCGATCGACCACCGCGAACCAGGCGGACCTTCCAACACCCAGACGCCTTCGCGAAGTAGTGGCATGACCTTTGGTGGCCACAACGCGTAGCGGCCTTCCAGCTCCCACGCCCGCACAAGGGGGTTGGGGCGGTCCGTGGTGGTCAGAAAGATCGGTACTTCACCACCGTCCGTGGTTTCGGCGCGTAGTGTCGTTTCATCAACGACCAGTAACTTCTCGATAACGACTTTGGCGGTGCCGGCAGTGACATCAACCTTGTATGCCTCCTGACCAAACAGCGGTGCAACGAAAAAGGCACCCAGGAAACCCGCCAGTAATAAGATCTTGTTCATTTTCCTTCAGCGTCCTTTGTTCACACGTTTACACGTACAGGGGCTCGACCAGCCAATCCAGAATTGCGTCGATGTTGGGAATGCCTCGACCGTAGCGAACGTCCTTGCCTGGCTCGCCGGCGTCACGCCAGAATCCCTGCTGATCAAAGAACCTTCGCCATGCCTCGGCTCCGATTAAATCGTTCCAGCCAAGAATGCGACGCTTGTGAATAACCAGCGCCATGAAACCCGCCCACCATGGCGTGGCCATCGAGGTTCCGGACATTGTGGTGAATCCGCCACCGGTGCGGCACGAGACGATCTGTTCACCAGGACAGGCGCAATCGATTTCGCGTCCGCCGGATGAGAAGCCGGAGATTCGGCCGTTGCGGTTGTAGGCGCCGATACACCACGTCTCCAGCCAGCGCCCTGGATAACCGATCGTGTTGCGACCGTTGTAGCCAGCGTTGCCGGCCGCAGCGACATCCAGCAAAACGCCGTTCTCATAGGCACGCACGATCGACTGACGATCGGACTCGCCACCCATCGCACCGCCCAACGATTCCGAAAGAACGTCGGCACCTTCGGCAGCTGCGATGCGACGGGCTTCGTTGATGTCGGTTGATGACCCACCGCCACGATCACTCAGTACCTTGATCAGCATCAGGTCCGCTTCGGGCGCGCAACCAACACCGTCGCGGCCGAGCACCGTGCCGGCACAATGAGTTCCGTGTCCATGTGGATCACCGTTGGAACCGCCGGCAAGGTTGCGAGTGAACACCGGGTTCGGAAGATTGGGATGGGTTTTGCCGGCGGCCGTGTCGTGCACCGAAACACGCACCTCCTTTCCGGTGATGCCCTGTTCCCAGATTTTCGGAAAACGTTCGTCGATCGACCAGATCGGCGGAACATTGGCCGTCATGATGGCCGCGCCCGGCAACGGCGGCACCCAGTCATCCGGGATCCCGAACCGCCGCTCGTCGTTTCGACTTGTGATAATCGTTGTCGACATGATTTGTCTCCGTGGTCAAATCACAGGTTGGTTGAAACTACCGCGGGTCGCCTTCCGGAAGGATCTCTGGTTTGGAACCGTGCGCTCGTTGCAATTCCTCGCGAACGACATGTCGAACGATTGCGCCAATACCGACCTCGACTCCGAAGCCGGATTCAAAATCGCAACCGGGTCGGGATGGGTCCGGTGCGGAGAATGCGCTGGCGTTGGCAACGCCACCAGCTGTTGCGACGGCTTCCACCGATGCGCCGCGACCGCCACCAATGATGATGTCCAGGATGAATTCCCAGCCGCCGTTTTGCAGCCATTCCAGGAACCACTTGAAGAAGTCGCCGGCCTCGGCAATGTGAATGCCACGCTCGATAGCAGCCTCGCCGGCCTTCTGCACAGCACGCTGGTAGGCTTCTTCAAACAAACGCAAAAAGTTCAGGACCGTTCGCACCTTGGCAGCCTGGAAAAACTTCCATGACCTTGCCAACTCGGAACGCATTTCCTTCAGGCCGGCACGGAACGGCTCACGACCGTCAAAACCTGCGGCGATACTGGCGACTTCGGGAGAGAGTGTAAAACGCATGATCGTTACCTTTCAAAAGAAACTTCGTTACATGTTTTTGACGCGCTGCGCGGCAGCGATTCGGTTTCGCGGTTCCACATAAACGGGTGACCTGGGGATTACCAACAACCATTCCAGCGCAGGGAACTTGCTGGCCAGCGCGCGAACAGTGAGGTAATAGACCACTGAAAAGATGATGGAAATTGCCTGGACGAAGGCGGTCTCGGATTCCCCGTCCAGGAAGACACCGGTCCACGTTGCAACCCAACTGAGAAATGTTCCTGCGACGACCGCGGCGCCCATCCGGATCGCGCCCTGAATTTTGTCCCATCCCATTGCAATGACCTCCGTGGGCACTGGCCGGTAGCGCAATAAAAAAGGCCACCCGACGAATCGTTCGCAACAACGATGCGTCGGGTGGCCTTGATGGTTTTGCGCCGTATGTGGCCAATCAAATTGTCTGTTTGGTGATCGGCTGATCACCCCGGTAGCATAATACCAAACTGACCGGTTTGTGGGAATCATGAAGCCAGATGTCGATGGCGCCGACGATCAGTTTTTCGTCGCTCTTCAATAGAATTCGCTTCTCCTGTGATTCTTCATGACAGTCATGCTTGCTGCGACACACCCCCAGTTCCTCGGGATGACACACGCCGACCTTGACTGGTTCCCCGCGCCGCAACCACAACTTGGCAAAACCGACCGTCCAAACCGTATCGGCCGTTAGCGTGATCACTTTCAGCAAATTTTCGTCACAACTGGGCATCACCTGCCTTCAAGATTTACCGCTGGGGAAGACATTAGACGAACGGCGTGGTCATCTACGACGTTATCTGGATTGAACACCTTCGACCAAATACCACGTTCCGCAAATCAACACCCACGCGAAAAGCAGCAGGATTACAGCGCGGATGTTGATTGAATCATTTTTCAAATCGCCAAACACCGGTGCTTTCCACCATGCACGCATCCCGAACCAGCAGAGTATCAATCCAAGAACCTCAAATCGAATCATGGTTGTTTTCAATCCGCAAGTATATGCCGCACTCCCAAACGCAATTGAAAACAGACCTGAAATGAAACCCCACTCCCAAATCCAGATAGCAAACGGATGGACGGGAGCCGGCTTGGGCGGTCTTGTTGTTCCTTGAATCTTTTCTTCGTTCATAATTTTCACTCGGCCTTATGTGGCCTTACCACGCGACTCGATTGTGATTTTTGCGATAAAAGCTTCGTTTGATTCTTCCCACAAATCGCAGCGGCGATCGGCCTCCGCTTTTGCGTCTAACTCCGAACCCACCCACGGCACGGCTGCATCCTCGCAGACTTCCGCTCCATTTTCGTCAATGTAGAAATCGTCATCATTCCAATCTTCGCCACGGAACAACCAGCGCCGCATAACAACCGGAAGGGCTTTGGCCTGTTCGTTTTCTTGCATGATCTTTTCTCCGCTCGGTTATCTTTTTCTCAGTGTCGCTCATTGCCGCTTTTGGTACTTCAGTTTGGTGGTTCGTGTCCACGGTTGACGCAGAAACGCCACTACCTTTTGAGTTGACTCCTGCAACTCTACCCGGTTTCCCGGTAACGCAATCCAGAGTTCAGTAAACGTACACGTCCATATCGTGTGTCCCCAAGTATTCGTACGCTCAAACCAATGCTCTGTAACAATAATTTTCATGTCAATCAACTTTGTCGAGCAATCGAATCGAAAATCGACAGCCAATTGCCTCTTGTAAAAAGATGGGCGATGCCGCCTCGCTCCCTGAACGCATCGACAACTTTGTCGCGATCATCGACCAATACGCAACCCGGCCTGGCGAAAGACGCCTTGCACTTCGTTCCTGTCGCAAACGCAACAGGTAAATGGCCCATTCCATTGCGTTGAAGGAAATCGAGTTTCTGTTTTGCGATGTCGATGTGCTGCAATTCACCGCCGGTGCTCGTCAGAAACGTCATTTCGATTCCTGCGCTCTCCACCCGCTTCACAAATTCAAGACCTTCCGGGATTGCCGGCGAATTTGCAAAGAAACGGTGCGATACACATTCGGCATCCCAGAATTTGTCTTTCTCCCTGTTCGTCATTTCCGACATCGGCTTTCCGTATACCGCTTTGACATGCCCGTCGAAATCTGAAACCACCCCATCCATATCAACCAAAACCAGCATGAAGATATCTCCTTAATTGCCTTTCAATAGTTTTCCCAAAAACATGGTGGCTGAGGATGCTTGCCACCGATGCCTGTTTGGGTGTCGGGAATCCCACCGGCGCCAAACACGCCAGCTTGAGGAACTGAACGTCACTTTTACCCGCGCTTACAAAGGTCCGTGAGGCAACAACACAGCGAAAGGAATAATCCCATGCGAAACCAAAACTGTCCTGAAGCGGCACGGTATAGCCCCTGACGTTCCGCGTTCCCGACTCTCGCGATTAAATGAGGGCTGTCTTCGAACTAAACGCTAACGCTGAAGTCTTCGGGCTCCAGCGTCACATTCTTTCCATTTTTCGATTTGACCTGAATCTTGTCACCATCCACCTTCACGACTTCGCATTCGGTGCCTTCGAACATGCCGTCCTTCTTGTTGGCAGCACCGCGAATGTCTCGCGTCAGTTTCACCATCATGCCTTTCTCGACACCTTCGCCGGCCTCGGTGCCGGACGAATTGCTGGCAATGAAGTCCAGCGTGATCGTTTCGATTTCGGTAACGGCCTTTTCGCCGAGTCCTTTTACATCGGACAATCCTCGCGGCCGATCCGGATCCTTGCCGGAACGCAGATGCTCCAGCTGGCGGAACGTTTCCACACCAATGGCTTCCAGCTTTTTGGCGTGGCCGTTACTGATGCCGGCTTCGCGCAAGGTTTGATCCATCCACTTGTCATCGGTCGGCTTGTCGCTGGATTCGCTGACCGCGCTGTCTTCCTGCAAATCGGCGGCGGCCATGCCCGGTAGTCGCTTTTGCGGCGAGTTCAAATCCTGAACCAGATCGTTAAGATCCTGCTGGGCGTTCTCCCACGACTTCTTCGCAGTGGCAGCCTGTTCCTTCTTTTCCTCCATGACGGCCTTGAGACGTTTGATCTCGTCGTTCTTCTTGTTGATTTTGGTCAACGCGCTGTGTTCGTGCAGGTACTTCTCAAAAACGTCCGGCGCCATGACGATCTTGCCATCGATCAACTCGACGCCTTTCGGCAATCGAGGGCCTTTCTTTTTTGTGGTCTTCTTTGTGGCCGACTTTTTGGCCGCCTTCTTTTTCGTCGCAGGCTTTTTGGTTGTGGTTTTCTTTTTGGCAGTCTTCTTCGCTACCTTTTTCTTCTTGGCCACGGTCATGTCCTTGTTGCGATGATCTTTTCGTAATCGCCGATCATGGCTTCCTGCCGCTCGCACCGTGCGGGCTCGGCTCCTGAAATAATCCTGCCCATGTAGTACAAGGCGCAGGCGTCCACTTCGTCATCCGTGGCGAAGCGGTGACCGTAAAGCATCCTTACGGCCGACGTCATCTGGGATTTGTCTGCTTTTCCGGTTCCGGCCGTAAATCGTTTCAGCGATTTGGGCAAGACTTCATAGATGTGGCGAGTCAGATAGATCAGCTCGCTACGCAACACGCCACCGAATTCGACTTGCAAGTTGCCGGTGTGGTACAGCTTTTTGCCGGCGTGGGCATAGCCTTCCAGGAAACAGGCGGACGGAATCCGATCGCCGCAGCGGTCTTCGATCCAGTTCACGACGTCGGCCACGATGTCGTTGATTCGCTGGATGCGTGCCGAGACACCACCATCGACTTTGACACTGGGAAACCGTCGCGCAAAAAAACCGTCTCCGACTCCCAGGCATACCGCCGTACCGGTCAACGACGGGTCGATGCCAATCGAAATGTCAGTTGGTCGCAGGTTAAGCATGATCCGGTTCGTCCAGTTCAATCAGATCAATGTCTTCGTCATCTAACTCAATGTCACCATCATCCCGTTCGTTGGCTTCGTTGAACGTGATGCCCTTCTGGAATTCGCGGGGAAGTTCCCATGGCTTGATCGGTTCCTGTCGCAATTTGCCAGCCAGAATCAGCACGGCGTCCTTTTCCATGGGTGTGATACTGTAGACCGACGAGGCGCCGAAGTACTTCGTGAACGCCTGCTTGCCATCGACCTCGGGGATATCGATTCGCAGAAACGATGCGCCGCCGATCGTTTGTTCCGTCAGCAGACCGGCGTAACGTTGGTGGCCCATGATTTCCAGCAGGGCCCACTGTTCAAATTTGTTGGTATCGGTTTCCATCCTTCAATCCTTGTTGGCGACGTGCCAGTGTCGGCACCGTTTACAGAAGTAGACTTTGAACCGGCTTTTCGGGATCCCGGTTGATCTGGCTAAGCTGGTCATCTGGGCATACGCCGCTTCCTTTGATTTGTTCCTGCGTTTGCGGCATGGAAGAATTCGATTCTTCAGCGTCTGCCAGTCCTTGCGACGTGTCATGGGATCCTTCCAATGCAAACATGTCTGACAAATTGGCTTTCCAAAATTGGCAACGGCCGCGGCCGGCCAGCTCGACCCAAATACAGTTCCGGTTCTCGCGCAGGACCGTGACGGTCTCGCCCGTGAATCGGTAAACCATTTGTGTTCCGATCATGGCTTCTCGCTTTCCCAGTCGGCGTACCACATCATGAGATCGAACGCGAAGTAAAGCAGCAGACAGATTCCGCCCTCGACCCATTTGCCTTCGATCCCGTTGAACACGGCCATCGAGACCATGCCGAACGCAATCAATTCCGCCACCGCGCTATACAACCATTCACGAAACATGTTTTCATCCCTCAAACAGTTCTTCCGATGCACCCACAAACCCGCTTCCGATCTCGATCACGTTGCGGTTCTTTAACCGGTTGATGAACGTATCCCGACTCGAACGCTTGTAGTCGGTGGCATCACTGATCTCTTCACGAGTTGCGGTCCGTGGGTAGATCTCAATCAGGTATTGAAATACCCGGTGTTCGCCTCCGCTCAGTTGGTCCAGCCAGTATTCGCGCAGTTCTTGTCCACTGGGCAATGGTTCGTAGTCGGATCCCAGTGCTGCGATGCCTTCTTCGGTTGGCGTTACGCTTCCGCCGCGGTCCGTCTCGACAAACCCCTTGGCGGCCAACCGGTTGATAAACGTGTCTCGACTGGAGCGTTTGTAAGCTGTGTTGACCGTGATCTGTTTCCGTGACGCGCCCTCGGGATATTGAGCCACGCATTTCATTACTTTCAGTTCGCCGCCACGCAGTTCCGTTGGCTCGTCAGATGTTTCCGCGCGTTCCGTTTTGCGACCATTGCGTGGCGCCCAGTTCGGTCGACCGCTGGACTTGCGTTTCTTCCGGCCGGCCGATTCCTTCTCCAGATCCTCCAACAAAACGAAATCGGCAAATGTGCCTTTTCGTTCGGTGACCAAATCACGAACTTGATCCAGCAGGTCGACAGCGGCACGATGAGAATCGCGAACGGATGAAAACTCCTTCTTCCACCGCTTTTCGTTTTCCGCCACCGCCTTTTCAACAGCCTGATCAATCACGTCCTGATCAGGCGGCGCCGAAACACGCTTCAACATGATCGCCTCCTTTTCCAATTGGGCGATTCTCTTTTTCAGTTCACGCGGATCGTTCTCCCTGGCCTTCTCGACAGTCTCGCCGAGTACCTGCTTTAATTTCTCGATGTCGACGTTCGCCAGAACTCTCGGTGGTTCGTAGCTGGCGTCAACATCCGGCGTGGCGGCTGCGTCGAATGACTTGCGCAGATCAACTTGCGTTTGCTGGAACAGTTTGCGTGCCGGCGACCAAAACCACGCTTCACCTTTTCCAAGGCCGGCCAGTGACGCAAGGAACTCCGGACCGTGATCGTCGCTATCGTTGTCCGCAATCCATTCCTTCAGCGCCTTCTTGTCGTGCGGACCGGTAACCTGGTGACAGATCAGCAATTCGATTTGCGTCAACAGGTCCTTGTTAACCGAGGCCGGACGCTGGTCGACCATCAGGCATCCCAAACCGTACGATCGACCGATGCGAATGATCTCCTGAACGGCGCCTAACATCTTGGCTTGATCGGCCGCCACACGTTGCGGCGCAAACAGTCGTGCTTCCTCCAGCACGACCAACAGCGGCGAACGGTTTTTCTTGTCGGACTTCAGCACCAGCAGCTGTTCCGCGAAGGCCGTCACGAATCGTTGCATGGCTTTTTTGCTGGGCAATGCCTGCACACACAGCACGGCCGGCAACCTGCGCTGGACCAGCAGTTCCGCAATCGCCTTGCCGTCGTTCTCGCCCAGTGGCAGGTTTCCGTCCGGTCCGCCAATCACTGGAATGGAGTGACCTTTACGTTGCCCGTTCCGCGAAGATTGCAGGCCCCACCATTCGTTTTTGGGATCCAGCACCACGACCTGGTGGCCGGCCTTCAGACATTGCTCGACGATCACGCCAGCCGTATTGCTTTTGCCGCTGCCACGTCTGCCGAACACCGCCGTCGCATCGGCCACGAGTGAGAAGTCCAGTTTGAGTTGTTTGGAGATTTTGATGGCGCTCATGCCCTGTTCCTCATTCGGTCGGATTTAAGACGTACTCGCATCGTGCGAATTCGATATCCAGGTCATTCATGATCCGGGTGAACTGTTCCGGTATGGAAGTCGATCCGTTGTCATCGAGTCTTTCAAATTCGCGTCTTGCATGTCGAACCAGCAACGCCGCCAACAACTGCTGATCGTTCGATAGCAAATCATCAAGGAAGGCAGCAATCGTTATTCGCCATGCGTCATGGTCGGTGACGCGACTTTCGAAGACTTTCAGAAAATCATTGATTCTTTCTTGCGACATCAGTCTTGATCCTCGCCTTGCGGAAGTATGCGACCGGTGCCATCGCACGCTTCGCATTCTTTGCGCGTGGATTCAGTTTCCACATAGCGTTGTCCATCACATTCGTCACACGCTGATCCGATCTGGACCTGATAACGCTGATCGGGTTCGACGATGATGGCGACCTCGTGCGCCTCGTTGACGGCGATTTTCACTGTGCTGATATCCGATACGCGCAGTCCGCCAATAACAGTCAATTCGATGTACTGCTGCTTGCTGCTTCGCCAACCATATCCAAGGTCATGAATGATGGTTTGACCCTGTTGAATAACACATCCAAGGCGGTGCTCCGGATAGGGCTCGGATTGGAGCAAATCTTCCAGACCGACGCCTGTTATTTCGTACAAAGAGACATGATGATTTGGCGACTTTCCGTACCGCATATCAAACAAGATAGAGTCCTCCTGTATTTGGAATGACTCGTGCCCATAACGTCGCAAATGAGCCTCAACGGCATCTCTGACACCTTCGCTCCGGTAGTGCGAAACCTTGCAATAGCCGGTCATTTGATTCATCGTGATTCCTCCTTGCAGAATGGGTGCTTTCAACTTGCTCATCGTCCGCGCTCCTCGTCGTCAAGGCGTTCGGCGATGCGACGCAGGTTGGAGATCGGATAGTTGACCGGGGTGCCGGCCTTGCGGCGGTCATGCAGATGTTGGTTGTTTTGGCTGACGGCTTCGGCGACCAAATCGCTGGAGTAGTTGGCAACCAGCTCGTCGATGATTTCGCGATCGACTTTCGAGAGACGACTTACCCAGCCGAGATCGTGAGTGGCCAATAGCTCGAGCGCCCAAACTCGTTGCTGATGCTCCTGCTGGTGCAACGAGAATTCCGTGGCGACCGGTGCAGCCTTTGGTGGTAAATCTTCACCCCTTAACCCCTGCCCCGAATCCTTCCTTGTCTCGACCTCCGGGGGTTCATTGGTTAACGGGTTAAGAGGTTCAGAGGTTAGAGGTACATATATGGCGCGCGAATTTTCAACCCTCAAATCCACGGTGGATTCCACGGTGGAATCCACCGTGGAATCCACCGTGGAATCCACCCTCAACTGGTCGCAAAGCAACGCGACCTTATGGTGGTTTATCTCCCGTACAGACCGATGCCGCTGGCCGTCCCAGGTCTGCCGCACGATGCCCAGTTTGCGAAGTCGACGCAGCGATGCCTGGATGGTGGAGACCTTTGGCGGCTTGCCGTTTTCGTGACGCATGAATTCGTCGGCCGCCAGATCCTCGTTCCGCCAGTCGACGGGGCCAAGTGTTCGTTTGGGCAGGAAACAAATCATCACAGCCAGTTTCCACGTAGTCGTGTTGGGATTGATGCCGACGGCCGGCAACAGCTCTTTCAACCGCGCCATTCGTTGCTCGTAACAAAGTTCCTTCGCCTCGGCCTCATCCATGACGCCATGTAATGTCAGTTGTCGATCCATCGGTCAGAACAACATTCCTTGTCCGCGGCAGTCGTTTTCAGATGAACTGATGCCGCGTCGATCAGCTTCATCTTTTAGGATGTTCCAAATCCGGAAATTGGCCGCCCCGATTCGTCGAGACCAATGCTCAACTTGACTGTCTGTCAGATCGCGTGCGTGGACTTCATCTCGAGCGCCATCGTTGCAGCACAGCACCCGGCAAGGCACACCATCACGATCCGTTCTCGTTTCCTCCCGCAACGTCATAATCTGCGTCCGTCTGCGAAATCTGTGGATCCTCGACTTCTTCCCAATCACGCTTGGTCACAAAGTTGACAATCGCATCGGCTTGTTCAGGGCCTGCCTGGTAGCGACAAACGATCGTCACTGGAATATCCTTTTCAAACAGGATTTCAATCTTCGTAACCCGTCGATCCTCCATGCCGATTGCTTTCAGGATCTCGCCCGCAACTTCCTTTCCTTTAACGACACCTTGGGCGGCTTGGCGATATACATTGCCACCTTCAATGTCGTTCAGCAGGTTCCACAGTTCATTGCCGACCAAACGCAACGGATGTTCGTCGTCAGTGCGGTTGTTGACGCGTTTGCAATACTCTCGCGCCGCATCACGACAGAACTGGGTGTGGTCAGGGTCGTCACCGTACTTGTCCAGTCGCAACACGAAGTAGACTGCATCGTCATCGACCGGTGATCCGTCGGCCTTCGTCAAGACGTACCGTTGATGAAGTCCAGTCGGGTTCTCTTCAACGGTTTTGATTTTGGGTTTGCTAGTCACTTGCTTTCTCCGTGCAAAAAATGTGGAACGGTTCGCAGACGCCAGCGCTGAATTCAGCGGCGGCCGACAACGCCAACTCGATCCGCTCGCGTGGCGGCATCTCGTACTGGTCTGTTGTGTGAAGGCTTCCCAGCACCAGATCCATTCCGCAGCCGCAGGCGTAGTACTGTTGGCACACACGCGCAACCTGATAGTCCGATTCGATCACGTAAAGCTCGCTCCGATAACCAACAAGAAACTCGCCACCGTAATCCCGCCCGTCAAAAGACCTTTGGAACGCGTTACTTTTGAACGCTGACTTAACCGCAGGAATAAAACGTTTGACCATGTAGTCCATGCCGGCATCGCCTTCGTGGGGTGTGGGTGGCGACAGGTGATGCTCCAGAATCTGGCCCATGCGAAACGACGTCGTGTATCCGATCAGGAACTCACCGTTTCGAAACACCTTGGGGTCACTGCGAACCTGCATGGAGTAGCCTCCGACGCCGGCAGAATCGCCACCAATCCAGACCACTCCGTTTTCAACAAGACCGGCGATTGCTGTCATAGCCTTACGCTTCCTTTCTTCAGTCGTCTCCGGATCGAGGCGCAGTTCGTTTTGGAAATGTCCCCCGTGATCCAGCGTCGTTGCAGGGCCTCGGCCACGACGGCCGTTGTGCCACTCCCGCCGCACGGATCGCAAACCAGTTCGCCCGGGTTGGTCCATGCGCGGATGATTCGTTCCAGATAGTTCTCCGGCAACTGGTTGTCGTGATCGACCAGCGCGCCGTTCTTTTTGATCCAGCGTTCGTTGTTGTTCCCCTGGACTCGGCCCCAATGCGGACCGTCGTTGTCCTCGATGCCCCAGACAGTGCCCGGTACGACCCAGCCTTCGTCCGCAGCGGGCTCAACCTCCCATTGGCCATCGTCGCCTTTGCGTCCGACGGCGCGAGGGTCGCCAATCTTGCGTCGCAGGCTTTCGATAAAGATGTCGTCGGCGTTGAAGGTCGGTTTGAACTCGGTGTTGGTGTAGACCAGCAAATGACAACGAGTCTGGATGAACGTTGACCGTGTCCACTGGCCGAAACCGTAATACCAATTGATCCAGTGCACGCGTCGAGCTTCGTCCAATGCCTCGTGGTGTTCGAGTGTCAGGACCAGGGCGGCGATGTCATCGGGACAATGAATCGCGAAGATGCCGCCGGGGACGATGGTTCGGATACCGTGCCAGCACAGATCGACAATGAAGTCCTCGAACTCGGCCTTTGACTTCTTGTCGTCGTATCCTTCGTAGTCGCGGCCGATGTTGAACGGCGGATCGACGAACAGCAGAGCCGGCTTCAGCGCGCACGTCTGCATTTCCTGCATCAGTTTGATGGCGTCCTGGTGGTGAACCTTGCCGATCATTGCACGCCTCCGCGAGAGACGTTTTGATTCCGCCTTGTGACAGGTAAGGCAAAGCGTGCGGTAATTGTCGATCGTGCAGCAACCGCCGCCCTCGCATACAGGCACGATATGATCCGCTTCCCACTTGCGACGATCGCGGTACTGGCACCACGGACAATCGCAGCCACCATATTGATGGACATTGAAGACCCGGAGATAGAAAGTGCGCAATTGAATGTCGATTTCTCGCGACCAGTCCGTCGCATCGTGACCGCACATCGCGCAGACGCCGCGGTCACGTTCGGCGACACGGCGTCGAATGATCTGTGGATCCATGCGGCCGTGGTATTCATCCACGCACTTGTCGCTGCACCATTTCGAACGGCCCTTGCCGACCGGCTTGCCACACCAGGTACAGGTTCGCTTTTCACGCTGCAGCGCGTAGCGCAGTTGGTTCGCTTTGACAAAGCGCCGATAACGACCATGCTTTTCAATCCATTGCAGAGCATGCACATCAATTCTCCCCCCACCAATCGTCGTTCCAGTCAACGGGCTTCTTCAGCAGCTGCAGCGCCTTGACCTGTTCGCGAGTCAAATCCAGCAATTGCAGCTGGAACTGAATCACCATCAGGACTCGCTGGTAAGCGTTCTTGAATTTCTCGGGCGACGCCCGATCGGGCGGGAACTCGTCCGGACAGGCATACCAGGTCTTGCCGTCAACGGTCAGCGCTCGCCATTGCGACTCGACACCGGGCTCGGATTGTTCCTGGCAATTGCAGATCACGCATTTCATCAACTCGCCGGAAAACACCGAATCAGCGTGCAAGCCATGGTCCATCAGGATTTGCTCCGTGCCCTCATCGGCAGCCGCGAACTGATTGCCGCTGACCTTGATCGTGCCGTGACGAGGTCGCTTTCGCTTTGGTTTTGGTTTACTTCGTTTCATTCCTTTTCCCGTACGTCTGTTCATCTAACTCGCTTGTCCCGAAGCCAACGGCAAAAGAAACGAACGCAAACGCAAGGCACCAAAACGACGAATAAAACAACCTGTTTCGAAGATCGTTTTGTCCTTCCGCCCAAATCCCGATTGCCCACGCTGCGAAGAAAAGGCAAACCGCCGAACACGCCGTGACCAACATCAAAACCGCGGCAACAACCATTACAAAGTCGAGGAATTTGGAGCCTTTGCGCTCCTTGCCAGTCCTGACGGGAAGTTTTGATTCCTTGAACATCATCGCACCAGTTCCCCCGTACCAACTTCACCAAAATGACAAGCCATGTAGAACAGCTTTTCCCTTCCAACAGCGGTAACGCCGATTGAACAGCCAGCTAAAACAATGCCAGATTCGTTTCATCATCCGTGGCTCCCTAATCTGCGTCCTTCTGCCAACTATCGCTTCAGCATTTCGAACAGTTCCAGAACGTCACCCAGTCCCACGCAGATGTGATCGCACATCTTGACCATCAACTCAGGTTCAATTTGTTCGTCGAGCATCATGACCGTCGTCTTCCCTTGACCAACAGCCCAGCCAAGTTCAAGGTGCGCAGAACGACCACATGGCTGTACCAAAACGAACGTGTCAGCCCACTCCATTGCGCCGAAGTCCGCGCGGTAACCGGCCTCAGCCAACGGGTGCGAAAGATTGTTGATGTACTGATGGCCGTCCCACGATTGCCACTGTTCGTCTATATCGCGCCACGAAAAGCCACCGTCCAGCATCCCGTCGAATGGATCCGGACCACCGTTCGACGGATTTCGAAAGTCGTAGACCTCGTGCCCCAAACTGCGAATCGCTGCAACGACTCCCGGTTGTGCAACGTTTCGCCATGAAGACGCCACGTAAACCTTTCGACGGCCAACCAAGCGAGTTTCCTGATTCATCCCAACTCCTAATCTGCATTAATCTGCGAAATCTGTGGATCCTTCTTCCTGAACCCCGGCTGTTTGCAACGGCCCATGACGATGATCAACCCGGGCAAGTGAAACGTGATGCTGGGATCGGTATGGTCGATATGAATGCCCAGTGACAGCCACCAATTGGCCCCGAACTGGATGTCCCATTTGCGTTTAATCGCCATCATGACTCTCCACGGAACGCTCAAAAGAATTGATCGCATCTTTCAATGGGTCGTGTTCTACGCAGCGAATCTCTGCCGCGGCGCGTAGCACGGTAACGACAGCCGATATCTGACTACTAGTCAGCACAACGGTGTACAATGGTTCGTTGACAGGCTGATTCATGGTTTCTCCTAATCTGCGTTAATCTGCGAAATCTGTGGATCCTCTATGGGTCATCGCCCAACAAATGAAGCAAAGGCGTGAGCGCCGTATTCACCGCGGGTCAACTCGATAATTTCCCCAACCGTGTACTCGTCTTTGACGTCCTTCAGACGGCTGTCCAAAAAATCGCTTACACCAAACTGGCAAGCCCCGGTGATTACCCGGTAACAGATCACGCAGTCTTCGTAGCTCATGACATGATCCAGCGCCAGGCCCTCGTAGTCAGACCTGTCGCGTGATTCTGATTTGAACCGAACATCGATTAACGCATCGCGAATCGTTTTGCCATGTGCCGCATGTTCACCGTGTTGAACGAGATAGAAAGCAGGCTTGTTCTTGTTGACCCAGGCCAGCTTCCATGTCGTGATGCCGTCCCTTTCCTTTTTGCAGATCACTTCGCCAAACATCCCGTCTGCGAACACATGTTTTTCACCGAATCCAATTACCGGGGGAGGCGTTTTGGTTTCCGCCCGCAAACCAGGACGGAGATCGAGAGAGCCACCGACCGTTGGGTTGAAACCTTCCGGGATGCTCGTCAACGAACTGAGATAGAGAGAGCCACCGACCGTTGGGTTGAAACCTTCCGGGATGCTCGTCAACGAACGGAGATCGAGAGAGCCACCGACCGTTGGGTTGAAACCTTCCGGGATGCTCGTCAACGAACGG